CGTCGCCGCGCCGTCGTCCCACAGACCCTGCGCGTGCAGCCACCGGCCCTTGTTCGTCATCATGTGTCCGGTCGCCATCGATCAGCCCTCCTTCGTGGTGGTGCGTGCGGGCCCGGCGTGGACGAACGCCATGCCGAACCCGAGGAACGTCGCAGCCGCGACGAGCTTCGACTCCAGCCCGGCGGGCAGGAAGTCGAAGATGATCTCCAGGCCGTACGCCGCGGACAGCACCGCGTACACGGCACGGCGGAACCGGCGCGGGATCAGATCGGCCACGATCGGCGGGCCATCGGGGGTGGGAGTGTCGGTCATCGGACTTCCTTCCTCTCGTGCAGTGCGTTCGCGACTGCGGTCACGATCTGGTTCGCGAGCGACCCGGTCACGAGCTCGAGACGGGATTCGAGCTTCACCCGTTCCTCGCGTTCGGTCTGCAACTCGTTCTTCAGGTCCTGGTTCGCCTTGCGGAGTTCCTCGTTCGCCTGGATGATCGTCGCCAACGACGCCTTGATCGCCTGCTGACGAGCGACAGCGACCGACGCAGCGATCGTGCCGACCGTGCCGAGCACGAACCCGATCACCGCCACCCACGCAGGCACGTCGATCACCGTGTCGGAGAGCAGCCAGGCGATCACTTCGCCGCCTCGGCGGCGGCCGCGAACCACGCCTCGAGGTCGAGGATGCGCTGCGGCGTCACGTCACCGGCGGTGTAGCGCAGGTGCCATGGCTCCCACCCGGCGGCGGCCGGCTGACCGGGCATCCACGTCGGGGCGACCTTGGTGCCCTCCCATGACCAGCCGAACGACACGGCGTTCTCGACCAGCCACTTCCAGGCCCTGAGATCCGAGGTGATGCCGACGATCTTCGTGACGTACTTCCCGGCCGCCGAGTCGAACGTCGACTTCGCGATGGCGGTGTCGATCGCCAGTGCCCACCCGTGGTTCGAGGTGCCCGGCACCGCGCACGGGGCGTTGCCGCGGCGCAGGTACCAGGTCTTGCCGTTCCACGTGCGCTGTGAGGTGGTGACGTTGCGCAACGGCAGGTAGCTGTCGGTGTAGCGGGCCAGGAACAGGCGCAGCTGCTGGTCGTAGGTGCGATACGTGCCGGTCGTCGACATCGTCACCCCGATCTGCGCGTGCATCAGGGCCGCCATCAGGTTCCACGACCGGGCGGCGTGCGGGTGCAACGAGAGGTGCCCGACGCCTGGGAAGAACACCGACTCGATCGAACAGGGGCCGAGCTTCCCGTTCGACTGGGTCTTCAGGTCGGCCGGCATCACGACCGGGACGTAAGCGATCATGGCCGCATGGTGGTCGTTTGCTGTTGACGCCCCAGGTGGGAGGGGTCAGGCGGCCGAGAGCGGCAGAACAACCATGTACGCGTCGGACAGCAACGGCGCAGTGCCGCCCGCCGGGTTCACGAGCAGCCAGTTCGCCCCGATCTGGAACGTGTGGTCGCCCGGCGTCAGCTCGATCACGCCCGCCGAGAACACGGGCACGTAGTTGCGGTCGATGTTGGCCTGGTAATACTGCCGGTTGATGTACGCACCCGCGCTGTCGATCGAAACGAACACTTGCACCGTGTGGCTCTTGAAACCGGCGGCGTTGCCGACGTCGACCGGCCGATAGCCGATCATGAGGAGGGCTCGGCTCGGTGTCGTCATGTTGATCGTCGGGTAGCCGGTGCCGGTGTTGCCTTGGTCGTCGAGCCACGTGTTGCCCGCCGCGCCGTACTCGGCGGCGTCGTAGGTCGTGGGCGACGCCGCCGCGGTCGATCGGACGTAGCGCAGCTGGTTGAGCCCGACGCGCTGAGCCGTCTCGAGAATCTGCAGCCGGCGGTTCAGGTCGGCGATCGTGGCCGCCATTCCATCGGGCATCAGCTGGTCGGGCACGGCTGGCCTCCTAGTTGATCGAGCCGAGCACGACTTTCACCGTCTCGGGTCCGTTGTCGGGCAGGTTCACGTCGTAGGCCAGGACCCGCCAGTACGACAGCAGGCCAGGCGACCCGTCATCCTGCAGTGGGAAGTTCTCGTCGGTCAGCTTCACGAGCACGTCGTCGCCGACGATCCATGTGCCGAGACCTGCATCGACGTCGGCCGGGTCGATCTCGACCTGCAGGAACGTGGGCGTTGTCGCCCGAGCTCGCCGAGCTGCGAGCGCGTGGGCGTCGAGCGTGGCCTGAATCGAGACATCCTTGTGCGAGATCGTCTCAGCCGTGAGCGGGTAGCCGGCGTCGATCAGGGCGGTGTCGGTCGACGTCGAGATGAGCATGTCGTTGCCATCGCCTGCTCCGAGGGCGTCGACGGTGCGAGCTGAGCGGGTGCCGTCCTCGAGGTAGTCGTAGTCGATGACGTTCTTGCCGGTCTCGAACACGACGCCCGTGGTGCCCGCCAGGCGGCCGCGACGCGGGTGGGACAGATTGAGCGTCTTCGTCGGCACGCCCGCCACCCAGGCCACGTCGACGGACCAGTCGAACCCGTTGTCGACGGCACCCAGCTCGGCGATGGCATCCCCGACGTTCTTGCGCTCGTACCCGTAGTACGTGCGGTCGCGCGTCACGCCGCACGTCGCCGAGCCCGTGACGATCCCGATGTTCGCGCCGGCCTGCGTCTGCAGGTGGTCGACGATCCCGCGGGCGATCGCGAACTGGTCGGCCCCGGCGTAGGTGAGGTTCGCCCTGATGTTGTTGCGCCGCCAGTACGACGGCAACGAGGCGCCGCTGACCTCGACCGGCACACCGGCCCGGCGACGGCGCTGCCAGATGATGAACCCGTCGACGAGCACGCCGTCGCGCTCGACGTACACGACGGTACGTTCGGGGATCGTGGCCGCCATGAGCAGCCGCGACGAAGCGGCCTCGACCGGCATCGTGGCGCGGAACGGCCCCGCTCCGTTGAGCCTGCCACCGAACTCCTTGATGCTGAGCGGCAGCTCCTCGAGCGCGACGTTGCTGCGCAGGTCGTACGAGAGGAAACGGTAGTCGGCCATCGGCTAGGGCGCGAGGGTGCCGGGAATGACGGCCTGGTAGCGGATGAAGTCGTTCGCGGCGCCCGACCACGTGCCGGGGACCGTGGAGGAGAGCGACGCGCCAGCGACGTACGTCGAAGCGGCGCCGAGCACGTAGATCCGGAGCTGTGTCGCGCTCAGCAGCACGGCGATGCCCTCAGCGGACACCGCACCGGCACGCATCGTCGCCCAGCCGACGCGCAGATAGTTCGGGGTCACGCTCGGCAACGGCGTGAAGTTTGCCGGCAGGTCGATCGTGTTCGAGCCGATCGACGCAACCGAGGCGCCCGACGTGCCGAGCACGATGCTCCCGGTGAGGGTGAGCAGCCCCTGCGAGTACGAGTACTCGGCGACGTTCGACGAGCCACCCGTGCCGATGGTGATGCCACCCAGGGTCGGTGTGTACGTCGTCGCCGGCTGCAGCAGGATCACCCACGCGCTGCCGTTGTAGACCAGGCGCCGGTCGGTGTCGGTCTCGTGGATCTCCAGACCCTCGAACAGTGGCGACGTCGGCCGGGTGCCCGACGTGCACACGATCACCTCGTTCGCCGTCACCCACGTGGCCGTCGTCGACTGATAGATGTAGCTGCGGCGGGTGTCGAGTTCGTAGATCCGAAGGCCGTCACGCAACGCCACGCCGGTCGGCCGGGTCGTCGAGGTGCACCACTGCACGCCACCGACCGCAGCCACGAACGGCCGACGGTCGGTGATGTTGCCGGTCACGATCGTGGTGGTCGCGGCCGCGACGGCGACCTGGGCGAGCACCACAGCGTTCGGGTGCGAGGTCAGGGCGGGCGCGACGGGCGACGCCGCCGGGGTGCCGGTCACGACCGTGATCCGCGCGTCGCTGGCGGCCTCGCCGTAGTTCGTGTCGCGCACCTGGATCACGACGAGGTCGATGCGCGGGTTCGTCGGGTCGGCGGCCGAGATCGCCACGTTCACGGTGGCGTCGTTCATCACGGCCCAGGTGCCCGCAGCGATGCTCGAGGCGTTGCCCGCACGCACGAGCGCACGGCCGGCGGCCACGTTCACCGACATGTTCGGCGTGCCGTTCTGGGTGACGGCGAGGTCACCCGCACCGACGACGCCGTGTGAGCCGCCGTGGGTGGTCGGCGACACTGCGTTCGTGAACGCAGCGACCGGCGCGCCGAAGATGGCCGCCGTCTGATTGCGCGCGATCTCGGCCGAGTGTGACTGGCCCTGAATCGACCACGGGAGTGACTGCACGGTCATGGCGAGTGTTCCTTTCCTAGACCCAGGCTGAGCGCCAAGCGATCGAGACGGTGCCGGAACCTGACGCCCCGGTGAGATTGATGGAGTTGGCGCCGGGCAGCAGGTCGAACCACTGCGAGGCGGCCGCGAGCCACGAGTACCGTGACGCAGTGCCGTTGAGCAGCACCGTGTGCCGCTTCGAGTCGACGACGAGCGTCTCGCCCGCCGCCAGGCTCGCGCCCGAGAGGATCAGCGCCTTGCCGGTGCCGACCTGCGTCAGCGTCGGCGCGACGAGTGGGCCGGTGAACGTCGCCACCCAGGGCGCTGCGAACGTGCCGTCGTTCGGGCACGACATCGTCGACCCTGAGCCGCCGGTGCCGAACACGAACGGCGCCGATGCAGCGAACGTGAGACCGCCCGACGAGGTGGCCAGGCCGGTCGACGTCGACTGCTCGGTCGTCGAGTAGCGCAGCGGGTCGGTGGCCACGAACTCGCAACGGGCCCGCATCTTGCCCGTCAGCGTCATGCGCCCGAGGTTGTCGTCGACGCCGCGCGGTCGGCCGTACATGCGGTACTCGGCCGGGTTGCCCGAGATCCGCACGTCGAGGGCGATGTCGGTTTCGGATGGGGCGAACGCTTCGAGCAGCTCGTTCAGCTTCGTCTCACCATCAGCCTGGCCGGAACCGAGCACGGTGATGTCGAACACGACCGCGCGTGATCCCATCCAGTCGCGGCCGGCGATCATGCCGTGCGCCTGGGCGCGCTCGATGTCGGCCGAGCGGATGCGCGGCGTGCCGAGCAGCCCTCGCGGCCACTCTCGCCAGCGGTAGTCGGTGCCGGCCCCGATGGTGAGACCCCTGATGGTGGCGGTGGCGTCGATCACGTTGCGATCCTCCATGCGAGGCGGTCGAGGCGGTCGGCGAGTGCGTCGTAATCGGAGCGGCTGCCCACGTTCACGGTGCCGATCTGCACGCCGCCGCCACTGACGCTCTCCCCGCCCATCGCCGCAGCGACGGGCCCGGCGACGCGCGGGTCGGACAGGATGCGGGACAGCGCTCGCGGCCGCTCGAGCGGCAGAATGGCCTCGGCGCCCGCCTCGCCGAACAGCGACATCGTCGGCCGGTCGAACACGTTGCCCTCGGCGGAAGCCACGACCCGGTACATCTGCCCGCCGGTCACGCCCGAGATCGACACCTGGCCGCCACCTGCGAGCGAGACGTTGAGCTTCACGCCGCGCGTGCGGGCGATGTCCTTGAGGCGCTGCTCGGCCTCGCCGTACTTGCCCTCGTCGATCAGCGCCTCGATCTCGGCCGCCGCGCCCTCGTCGATGTCGCCGAGCTGGTCGATCATCTCGCCGAGCTTCGCCTTCGCTTCGGCCTCGCGCGCCAGGGTGATCGAGGTCTCGATGTTCTCGGGCGTCAGGCCGAGCTCGGTGATGTACGCGTTCGCTGCTTCCTCGGTGAGGTCGAGGTTCACCAGCTGGTCGCGCAGCTGGTCGGTCATCTGCCGCATGTTCGCCCCGGCGGCCTGGTTCGAGTAGCCGAGGCCGACGAGCGCCACACCGGTGGCCTTGATGGCGTCGGCCTGCTCGCGGATCGCCTGGCGGTTCGCTCGGCCCTTGTCGGTGTTGATGTCGAGCGTCTTGCCGTTGTCCTTGAACGACTGGGCCACGTTGTCGATCGCGGCCTGCAGGTCCTCCTGCGCCTGGGCGAAGTTGTCGGTCGGGGCGAACACGGCGTCGATGGCGGTGCGCAGGGCGTCGGCGGCGTCGGCGGCATCCTCGAACGCCTTGAAGGTGCCCTCGACGGACTTCTTCAGGCCGGCGTTCGCCGCGGCCGCCGCCTCGGTCTTGTCGGCCACCTGGTCCGTCGCTACGCCAAGCGCGCGCAGGGCTTCGTCCTCGCGTGCGACCTCCTCGGCCGCGATGCCGAACTGGGTGGCCTGCTCATTGAGGATGCCGACCAACGCCGTCGCCTCCTCCTGGTTGAGGCCGTACGTCTCCTTGAGGTACATCAACGCCGGCACGACATTGTCCTCGATCTCGCCGGTGCCCACCTTGTAGGTGTCGCGCAGGACGTCGAGCGCGGGCACCGACTTGCCCATCACGAAGTCGGCGAGATCCTGGGTGGTCAGGAACATCTTGTTCGCGGCCACATTGAGCCGATCGTTCGCCAGCGCCGCGGCCACCTGCTGCAGTGCTGCGTCGCGCTGGCCGTTCCGCTCGGCTTCGAGCGCCTGCACATAGCCGTCGGTGACGGCGCGCAGCCGGGCCTTTTCCCTGGCCTGACTGGAATATGCCATCGTGACGAGCGAGATGATCCCGAGCGCCGCACCGAACGCGCCGAGGGCGAGCTGCCCAGAGGTCGACATATTGCGCACCGAGTCGGCGACCTTGCCGAACATCTCGCTCACCTTGCCGATCGGCCCGGCGAGGGCCACGAAGCCGAGTAGACCGACGGTGAAATACTGCAGCGGGGCGGGCAGTGCGGCGAACCCCTCGGCCAGGAACGTGACGGTGTCGACGAGACGCTCATAGATCGGCGCCAGTGCCTGCCCCAGTGATGCGGCGGCGTTCTCGCTCTCGGCGGTGGCGACGGCCTGCTTGCCGGCCACCGTGTCGAGCTCGCGAGCGAACTGGCCCGACGCTGCGGCCGTCTGATCGGTGATGAGTGCGAGCGACGCCTGCGCCTTGGCGTTGGCGTCGAGCGCGCCCTTGCCGTCGTAGAGCCCCAGCTCGAACGCCTTGGCCTTGAGGCGCGCCTCGTTGAGCGAGACGCCGTAGCGCTCGATCGGGTCCATCTCGCCGCGCAGGGCGGCCGTGAGCGCCTGCACCGCCTCGGTGGTGGTACCTCCGAAGGTGGCCGCGAGGTCGGCCCCCAACTCGACGAGCTCCATGCCCTTGTCGGCCGCCTGGTCGACCGAGAACCCGAAGTTCTTCAGCTGCGCACCGATGAGCGACAGCGCTTCGCGCGACGCCGCCTCGCTGAGCCCCATGCTCTTGGCCGACGCCTTCGCCCATGCGTCGATCGCCTTCGTCGCTCCGCCGAACACGGCCTCGATGGCGCCGACCGACTGCTCGAGCCGTGAGCCAGCGTCGATCGCCTTCTTCAGGCCGAGGCCGAACGCAGCCGCGCCGAACACCTGGGCGAAGGTCTCGCCGAGCTTGCGGCCCTGCGACTTGGTCTCCTGCTCTGCCTTCTTGCCGTCGACTCGCAGCTCGACGAACGCCTCAGCGATCTTCATGGCTCAGCCCACCTCCACGTCGAACGCGCCGACCGCCTCGCGGCGCGCCGCGGCGTAGCGCGCCTCGGCGCCCGGCATGCGCAGCATGGCGTCGATCTTGAGGCGCTCGTCGTCGTCGCGGTGGCGGTGCATCCGCTCATAGATCATGGCGAAGCCCATGGCGGCCCTCACGTCCTCGATGGGCGTCGAGTAGCCGGCTTCGACTTGGAGTGCTTGCCAGTGCTCGGCCGCCCAGATGACGAGGCATCGGGCGGCGAAGTAGGGAAACCCGACACCGCCTGAGCGATGAACTCGGCGCACTCGATGATGACGTGCGCCTCGGTTGACGGAATGCGGTGCAGGGCGAGACGGAAGCGCGGCCGGTCCTCTGGCCGCAGCATCCGCTCGATGAACCTGGCGCACGCCCGCGCAGCTTCGAGCTCGGTGGTCGGAGTCGGCTCCGGTGCGTCGTAGAGGTCGAAGCAATCGCCGAGCGTCGGCTCGGGCACCACGGTGAATTGTTCCTCGCCGTAGAGCCCGAAGTCGAACGTGATCGGCTCTCGCTCCGGCGACAGCCGCACCGCACCGAACGTGCGGTGCGCCATGTCAGATCTGGCCGGAGCTGTTCGGGAACACGATGATCGACTTGGTCGCCGACGACGGCTTCGCGCAGTCGAAGGTGACGGGGATCAGCGCCTTCGCCGGTGCCTTCTTGCGGGCGATCGAGATGGTGCCCGACGGGGTGCACTTGCGGAACACCCAGCGGCGGTTCGTGGCCGAGGGAGTCTCCTCGGAGTCCCACACGAACATCACGCCGACGACCGAACCGGCGTCGGGGAACTCGAAGCTCGCTGCGTTGTCGACCTCGGCCGCGCCTGCGCCGAGCGCCAGGGCGAGGCGCTTCTTGGTCGACTCGGCCATGGCCAGGCTGAGCTTGGTCATGCGCCGCGTCTGCTCGAAGCCGATCGGGTCCAGCTCTTCGGCCACCTCGATGGCCTCGCTGGTGATCTCGGTGTCGACGCTCGTGCCGTCCTCGGTGTACCCGACGGCGATCCACGCCGAGGGGAGAGCGGCCGAGCAGCTCGTGGGTTCGGCGGTGCCGAGTGGTGCGTAGTAGAGCCGGCCGGGGCCGAGATCCACATTGCCGGGGGTGCCTCCTGCTGCCATGGTGTCCCTTTCTTCAGGTACTTACTGCCGTGACCTCTGCGGTCACGACGTAGCGAGGGCGGTCGTTGTCGGGATCGGGCGACCATCCGATGCCGACGGCGTCGATGCCGAAGGCGGCGACACTGGCGGTCAGGGCGGTGCGTCCTCTCACAGTGCGCAACACTGACCGCAGGGTGTTGACGACGACCGTGGTCTCGGCCTTCTTGCCGTTGCCCGACTCGTCGATCGAACCCCACACGTCGAACTGCACGAGCGCCTGCGTCAGTGGGGCCTCACTGGCGTCGTCGCTGGCATCGACGAGCTGCACGGTGATGAGCGGGAACGTCACCTCGGTCGCACCCTTGGGCACCCCGAAGAACACTCGTTGCCCGACGAGGGCCGTGATGGGCGACTGCGCGCGCAGCCAGGTGCGCAGCGCGCCCTCGATGTCGGGCAGGGTGTCGCTCACTTCGCCGCCTTGAGCGCGGGACGCAGGAACGGACGGGCCGCCATGCGCACGGTGCCGAGCTCGAGGTGTCGGGCGTAGGCCACGTTCGTGCCGATGCGCGCCACCAGGCCGCGAGAGTCCGCACCGAGGTCGGAGTCGATCGACGCACGCAGGCGGCCGGTGTCGACGGCGGGCGGTTGGCCCGGCGCCGAAGCGGTGTGCGAGGTGCGGCCGCGGGCGTAGGTGCGGCCACCGCCGGCGCTCATGTTCTTCTTCGCGTGCGCCACCACTCGCACAGCGCGCTTGGCGAGCATCTTGCCCGTCGGGCCGTCGGGTGAGGCGAACAGCCGTTGCAGTGCGGCCTCGTCGAACACGATCCGGTCAGCCATTCGCGCCACCCTTCACGAGTCGTAGCAGCAGGTGCAGGTGATCCATGCCGAGGCCGCGGCGGGGGCTCACGCTGAGCACTTCGTAGGTCAGTCCGGTGCCGTCGTCGATGACGAGGTCCGACCGCTCGATGTCGGTGCCGACCGGCACGTATGCGGCGGCCGTGAGCACCTCCTTGTCGCCGCCGGTCGTGTCGGCGGTGCCGGGCGGCGTCGAGATGTGCGCCGGGATGTTGTCCGCGATGTCGGACCAGTAGGCAGCCTCGTACGGGTCACCTGTGGCGACGGGGCGGGTGACGACCAGGGTCGTGGTGGCGATCAGCACCCGGTCCCCCTCGTCGTGCGGTAGCGGTGGCGCAGGGTTGCTCGGGACCAGTGCACGTCGCCGCCACGGCGCGGCGCACCATCGGACCCGAAGGTCACCGCCGCATCGCCGAGGCGCACGGACGTCGCCCCGACCGGGTACGCCGACGGCGACGGATCGAGCAGCGACTGGGCCGCGAAGGCGAGGTCTCGTTCGATGTAGGACGGCAGGCGGTGGGCGGCGGTCGGGTTCGCCGTGCGCTCGACCCACCCGCCCGTGTAGGTGACCTCGACCGAACCGGTGGAGTCGGGCCAGCCCGGCCCGAGCACGCCGGTGAGACCGTCGCCGTCGATCTCGTAGCCGGTGGCCACCGTGATCGGAACGCAGGACGGCCACACGTAGCCGTCGCGGGTCGGCCACAGCGTCTCGGTGCGCTCGGCCGATGCGAGCTCGCGGCCGAGCTCGTCGGCGAGCAGGTCCTCGGCGCTCTCGATGGCGGCCGTGACCGAGACGCTGTCGGACGCCTGATCGCCGGTGATGGCACGGTAGCGGTCTTCGGTGACGAGGCTCATCGGTCAGCCCTTCCAGGTGCGCCGGCGGGTGGTGTTCGTCGTCTGCTCCGGGCCGTGCATCGGCTGCGTCAGCTCGATGTCGTCGGGATGCATGAACGGGTAGTTCGAATGCACCGGGGCCTGCGTTCGCGGCTCTCGGCACGGCCCACCACAGAGCACGCACGCACCGCTCGTGACAGCAAGATGCGGGTGCGTACTCGTGGTGGACACAGGCGCATCGTGCACGGGCGGTGTTGAGTGACCAGGTAGAACGCAACGGCCCGCACCGCCGAAGCAGTGCGGGCCGTGCCCCTCGTTGGTAACGAAGTGGACCGGGGTCAGCTCGTGGGGACGGTGGCCTTCACGAACAGGTTCGGGCGGTGCCAGGCGACGCCGACGCGCTTCTCGGCCAGGATCACCAGCAGGTTGCGGATGAAGTAGTCCGAGTGCTGGTCGCCGACCTTGATCGTGGTCTCCTGGCGGTCGAAGATGGTCGCACCCATCTGCCAGTCGGCCACGTAGCCGGTGCCCGAGGACACGCCACGGGTGCGCACGCAGGGCAGGCCCCACGTGATGTTGCCGTCGGCCACGCCGGGAGCGCCGCCGCCGCCGAAGCCGTTGTCGAACTGGCTCGTGTACCGCTTGGTGGTGGCCACCCAGTAGTCGAGCGGGTTGAGCACGACGCCGGTGGCGGTGCCGTCCACGTTCTCGACCTTGCCGATGGCCTGGCCGACGGTGGCGGGCAGGTCGCCGGCCACGGCCGACTGCGTCTGGATGCCCGAGACGTTGTCGAGGCCGGGCAGGTTCGGGCTCGTGCCGTTGCCGGTGAGCACCTGCGACTCCTCGCGGATGTCGAGCATGTACGCGAGGCGGGTGTCGATGTACCCGCGCAGGGTCGGGGCGTCGGTGAGGATCTCGTCGGTCGCCGGGATCCACGCGGTGATCTTCTCGATGATCGCCGAGTAGTTCTCGAACGTCGCGGTCACCTCGGCCTTGGCCGAGCCTTCCGACGTCATCGCTGCGCCGGTCTCGTTGGTGACCTGGTTCGCCTCGCGGACGTACGGCACCACCTTGAGGCCGGTCCCCTGCACGCTCATGATGTCGCGCAGGTAGATGCGGCGGCGCTGGATCGAGCCGGTGTGCAGCTGCGGCGAACCCACGGGCAGCCAGCCGTCGGAGCCGGAGTCGTAGGCGCCGGCCGTGAAGCCGCCGATCAAGTTGCGGACCTCGGCGATGTGGGCGCCGCCACGGCGGCCGCCGCGTGCCCACTCCTCGTAGGACTCGCCTTCGGTGACCTGGCGGCCCATCGAGCGACCCTCGAACATCGGGTCGGCGTCGCCGCGCTGGCCGCGACCACCCTGACCCTTGTTGCGCTTGTCCTCGTCGGCCTGGCGCTCCGCGCGCTCGCCGGCGGCGAGAGCCTTCTCGAGCAGGTCGTTCTGGTTGATGAAGTCGGCGACCTGACGCAGGTCGGCGTCGTGGCTGTCACCACGCTTGTCGGGAGCGATCGAGCGCAGCTCGATCAGGGTGCGGGCGGCATCGACCTGGGCGGTGCGGACATCGGCCAGGGTTGAGTCCTTGGTCAGCACGGGAAGTGCGGGCATGGGGGTCTCTCCTTGTGAGAACTGTGGTTCCCACCTGCCTGGAGCAATCGGCCCAGCGCCGGCGGTCGAGGATCAGCGTGGCCGCGGGGTGTTGACCGCTACCGGGGACGCCAGTCGGCGAGGATGCGCACCAGCTCGGCGAAGGTGATTCGCCCTGCGTGGTACTCGGTCCACGCTCTGCGCAACACGTCGGCCCTCGACACCCTCGCAGGGTACGCCGACGTGCCGAATCAGTGCTGGATGGCGCCCGCGGGCGCGTGCTTGCGGCAGAACGTCTGCGACAGGTACGTGCCGCCCATGCCGTCGTCAGCGGCCTCGTGGCCGGTGCGCAGCTCGTACACCTTGCCGCGTGGCAGATCACACATGCACACCCTGCACCAGTCGCCCGACATCTGCTGCTCGGCACGGCGCAGCTCGGCAAGCGATACGGCGAGCCCGACCGCCACGAGCACAGCCAGCACGACCGTGAGCACGATCGCCCACGTCATGTCGGACGTTCCTTGAGTCGCTCGAGCTCGGTGGCGCTGGTCCGCGCAACCGGCATGGCGCGCAGGCCGGTCAGCGCCTCGACCTCGTCGAGCACCGCCTGGAACGCGGCCTCAGCGCCCTTGCCCGTTTTCTTGCCGATGCGGTCGTACGCCGCCACGGCCCACGGCAGGTGCGTCGCGTGGCGGTTCACGGCGTCGGCCACGAGGAAACGGTGCAGCTCCTGGGGCGTGTACGCCTCGACGCCCATCCGGCCCTCGGGTGTGTTCATCTTGCTCATGCCGCCCCCCCCATCAGTGCCGCCACGGCGCGATCGATGCCGTCGGCGATGTCGATGCGGGGCTGGTACACCTCGAGCATCTGACCGGGGTGGCCGACGCGGTGCATCACGCCCATCGGCTTAGCGGTGTCGCCGACGATCTCCACGTCGTGCCGACCAGCCCGTGCCAGCGCCCGACGAGCCAGGTCGCGGAACGTGGTCGCCACGCCGGTGCAGATGTTCACCGGACCGACCACGTCGGCGTCGATGTGCGCCATGACGCAGCCCACCACGTCGTCGATGTGCACCCAGTCGCGCGTCGAGTTGGCGCTGCCCCAGACACGGAACGGCCCGGCACTGTGCTCGACGGCACGCTGCACGATCGCCGGGAACGGGTAGTCGAGCGCCTGGTCGGCGCCGTAGCCGCTGAACGGGCGGAACACGTGGGTGCGGATGCCCTCGGCGTTGGCCTCCTCGGCCAGGCGCTCGCCGGTCAGCTTCACCCACCCGTACGTCGCATCGGGCATGCCGATGTGCCACCCACCGATGTCGGTCTCTCGCAGCGGGTGGCGCAGGCCGGGTTGCTGCAGCTCGACCGGGTACGCCGCGCTCGACGAGAAGTAGACGATGCGGCCTGGCCGGGTGCGCAGCGCCCAGCGGAACATCTCGGCGTCGATCGACAGGTCCTCGGCCGCGAGGCGCAGTGGCTCGCCGTCGATCAGCGTGCGGCCACCCACGACGGCGGCGCAGTGCACGACCAGGTCGAACCGATGGTCGAACGTGCGGAAGTAGTCGCGGCAGTCGTGCGGGTTCGGCCGGTCGAGGATGTCCAGGCCGGTGACGGTGTAGCCGTCGGTCTCCAGCGCGCGCACCATGTGACGACCGACGAACCCCTGGTGCCCGGTGACGAGTGCCGTCTTCACACTGCCACCCAGATGCCGTAGTTGTAGGGCTCGCCGTAGGCCGTCGAGTCGACGTTCGTGAACGCCCACGGCGACCAGCCGGCCGAGTCGAGCAGCTGCTCGACGCCCTCTCGGTCCCACGCCCAGAGGTGCTCGCCGTTGGCGTCATCCCAGCATCCGATCGGGGTGGACAACACGAGGCGCTCGGCCTGGTGGCGGATCTTGAGCAGCACGTCGAACGGGTCGTCGAGGTGCTCGATCGTCTCGCTGCACACGTACACGTCGACGAGCGGGATCAGGTCGAGCGTCTCCTCGAGCGGGCCGTGGTACTCCCAGCCGGCGGCGAAGTCGCCCAGGTGCACGGCGGGCGAGGTGGCGATGCGGCGGGCGATGTCGCCGTTGCCACACGACAGGTCGGCCACGATCTGCCGCTCGGCGTCGGCGATCTGCTGCACGGCGAGCGCCACGGTGGCCTCGACGCGCTCGTGGTGCCCGCGGCCATAGATGCGGTGGTCGTGCGGCGCGGGGTACATCGCGGCCATCTCCTCGGCCGTGGGCATGGGGCGCAGACGCTTGACGGTCACGGTTCGCTCCTCTTGGCCAGGCCGAGCACCTTCCCGATGAAGTCGACGGCGTTGTCGCGACTGGCGCACTGCTGCAACACCTCGGCGGCGTCGACGTGCAAGGTGACTCGCGGCTCGTCCACGGCCACGAGCTCGCCGAACGGCTCGAGCTCGGGAAGTGGCTTGAGCTCAGGAAGTGACTCGACGAGCTGCTCGTCGCGGTCGAACCGGTGTCGCGTGAGCGTGATGACGGTTCCGTTCACCTCGGCCGCAGCGTCGTCGGCTAACTGTCGCGACACGAAGAACACGCCCTCGATTGCATCGGCGGCGTACGGGTGTGCCACGACGTAGACGATCTCGCAGCTCATCGCACGACCGCCGTGTCGTAGCCGCGGCTCTCGTAGTCGCCCACGGCCTCGGGGTAGTGCCGGGCGAGCACGTCCATGCGCACGCGCGTCTCGATGCCGAGCAGCGTGCGTGCGTCGTGGTGGTAGCACGGGTCGTCGCTCATGCCGGTGTCGAGGTCCCAGCGCCACCGGATCGAGCGGAACACCGAGCGGTGGATGAACATCGCCGCCGCCGACGCCATGCACTCCTCGACCGGGAAGTCGTAGCCGGCCACGGCCGGGCCACGCAGGCCATAGGTCGAGATGTACGGGGCGACGAGCGGGTGGTTCATCTCCAGCATCCGCGGCACGATGTCGCTCGGGGCGGCGCAGTCGGCGGCCAGGAAGAGCAGCCACTCGACGTCGGGGTCGCTCTGGCAGAACTCGGTGACGACGTTCTGACCGAACGTGATGTGCCGCCAGCGTCCAGTCATGGTGATCGACGTTCGGCCGTCGTCGAGCGTGTAGGTCCAGTGCTCGCCGCCGAGCTCGGCTAGACGGTCCAGCAGCGGCCAAAACGGCTCCATGCCGCGGGCATCGGTCTGGATCGCCGCGAAATGACGCAGCTGGTAGCCGAGCTCGGCGGCCATCAGGCGTTGCCGCTCAGCGTGCTTCAACCAGGACGACCACGCATCGACGTCCCCCATCGCCATCGTCGGCAACGTCGTGCCGACCACGATCTTCCTCATGTCCTCACTCCTTCGGTGAACGCAGCGACGGATCGCCACCAGTCGACGCCGCGGGCCTCGAACCAGCCGACGGCGGTGTTGCATGGCGAGCAGAGCAGCGCACGAACGCATGCGCCGCAGCTGGTTCGACCCGAACAGCAGGCGTGGTCGTGGTCGACGTGGAGTGCCTTGCCTCGACCATCGTCGGTCGCACCGCAGATCGCACACCCGCCACCCTGCGCTGCGAGCATCGCCTGATAGGTCTCCAGCGTGATGCCGTATCGAACCCGGAGATCTCGACGTCGCCGATAGTCCGGGTCGGCCGCCAGCTTCGCGGCATGGCGTGCGCGCTGCCGAGCACGAAACTCAGGGGTGCGGTGTTCGGCGTTCACGCAGTCGCGGCAGTAACGATTGCGTCCGTCCTTCCGCCTCCGGTCGAGGCTGAAGTCTGCGAGGGGTCGCACCTGACGACACCGAGTGCACGGCTTGGCTGCTGTCACGATGAGGAGCCTTTCGCTCGGGTGTTGACTGCCGAGGCCCAGGCGTCGAACCACTCCTCGGCGTGACCTTCGATGGTGTGCGCCCGCATCGCCTCCCGGCTGCGGGCGGCGAAACCGGCGCGCAGGTCGGGGTCGTTCACCAGGCCCTTGATGAGGCCCGACCACACCCGCGGGTTGCCGGCTGTCATCCCGACGCCGAGCTTGGTCATGCGGGCGTTCTCGTCGGTGGGCGACACGACCGGCACGACGCCGAGCGCGGCCATCTCCATCATCTTCAGCGCGCTCTTGGCCTGGTTGAACGGGGTCAGTTCGAGCGGCACGATGCCGACGTCGAGCTGCGCCAGGGCGTACGGGTACTTGCCCAGCGGCACCCACCCGCACGCCGGTGGCGGCGACGACAGGCCGAGCGCACGCTGCACGCCGCGGCCGGTGCCGATCACGGCGAACGTGGCGCCGGTCATCGTCACGGCACGGGCCACTCCCCCACCGGTCACCTGCAGGTCATCGGGGTGCGTCTCGAGCGAGCCCGACCAGCCGACGAACACGCCCTCGTGCTCGTCGCGCTCGACCGCCAGGTACCAGCGCGGCACGCGGTTGCGCACGATGCGCACACGGCCGTGCTTGCCGTAGCGCGCCGCCAGGGCAGGCGTCGAGCACACGACCATGTCGGCGGCCTCGCACGCTCGGCGCAGGTGGTCGCGGTTGCGCCGCGGGTGCTTGGCGGGGTCGACACTCGCCCACGACACGTTGCGCGGCGAGATGGCCTCGAAGTCGTCGTCGATCTCGACCACCACCCGCACGCCCTTGGCCTGCAGGATCGGGACGGCCCCGGCGAGCGTGTCGGTGAGCGGGCGCTGCAGTACGACGACGTCGGCCTCGGGGTGGGCGACGTCGATCAGCCGGCGGTCGTCGGTGTCGGCACCCTGCCACAACGCCTGGATCTGCTCGGCGTCGGGAGCGGTGGGCATGACCACCTGTACCGATGCACCCTGACGCTCGAGCTCGTCGCCGGGCCAGATCGTTCGGTAGTGCCCGCAGCCGCCGAGGTCGGCCGGGTACACCTTGATGAGCGGGGCGCTCATCGGGGGCCTCGTTCGTGGAACGCGACGTGCAGGAAGAACGCGACGGCGAGCACGATGAGCCCACCGGCGAGCGCGAGGTGCACCACCTCGTCGGAGAGGTCACGCAGTGCGCTCATCGGATCCACCCGAGGGCGGGTACGGGGAGCAGTGCGAACATGGCGGCCTCGTAGATCGAGCACGCGAGGCAGCGGACGAAAAGGCGTCGCAGGTTCACGGCGTCACCCCGATCGAGGTGGTGGCCGGTGTCGGCCCGGTCGATGTGTTGGCAGCTGCGAACGCGGCGGCGCAGCCGGCCAGGAACAAGGTGAGCAGCACCAGCGCGGTGCGGCGGAGGTGGTGGCGGTTCATCGCTGCGGCGCCGGGCGCGGTTCCCAGCGGGCGACACGAGCGCGGGCGGTGAGCACCCAGCGACGGATCGCCGCCACGGCCTGCACCGACTCCTCGTGGGTGCGGTCGATCGGGGCGTTCACGACGCCACCGCCGTCTTGGCCACCAGGTCGTTGTACGCCCAGAGGGCGTCACGAGTGTTGGGTCGGTCGCAGTCCTCGGGCCACTCGTCGCACAGCTCGTCGATCATGGAGACCAGCCCGGCGGCCACGTCGCGCCACTCGCGCAGCTCCTCCCACCGCTCGACGGCAATGCGGGCCGTGTCGTCGGCCTCCTCGTCGAAGCGGGCGGCGAGCTCGGTCAGCCGTGCGCACTTGGCGTGCATCGCCCAGAACCGGCGGGCCGCCTCGAGCATGTCGTCGCCCGAGATGCGGTAGTGGGTGAACGGGCGCCACCCGGCGAACACTGCGATGATGTTCCCTTCACCGTCGAAGGTGAAGCGGCCCTCGCCAATGGCGTCGGGCATTGCTGTTGCTGTCACGTTGTGCACGATACTGCACAACCGTGCACGACGTCAATGGCCCTCAGTGACGGCTGCGCCCCAACGCCACGTCGAGAGCGGCGTCGAGCTCGGCGTCGAGTAGCTCGTCGACGTGGGGCTCGTCGGCGGGAGGGTCACCCGCCGGGGGATCGCCCGCAGGCGGCTCGGCGCCGGCCAGGAGGTCGAGCGCCGCCTGTGCTTCGGCATCGCTGAGCTCCCCTGCCGCGCGCCGCTTGGCGATCTCCACGACGGCCTCGAGGTCGAGGGCACCACGGCGACCACGCACCTGCGCGCCAGGGACAGCACCGCGCACGACAAGGCTCAACTCGTCCATGCCCGCCCGCACCATCGCCTCGGTGGCGCCGGCTTGCAGCTGCTCGGGCGTCAGCCCCTCACGGGTGACCCACTCGTAGCGGTCGAAGCCGACCGACACGTCGCGCAGCACTGGCCCCTTGCTGGTGGCGTTCGGGGCGAGCAGACGCACCGCCAGGTCGGCGGCCGGGACGTCCTCGGCGAACTCCATCAGCACATCGACACCAGGGGGGCCGACGTCATCGGGCGTCTGGCGGTAGTCGATGCCGGAGCCGAGCACGTGCTCGAGGTTGTACCAGTCGTGGCCGTAGAGGATCGTCGGCATGCGCTCGGCGAGCGCCTCGTCGAACACGCCCGGCACCCAGGTCGTGCCGTAGCTGTCGACGGTGTTGTACGTGACGGCAGTGGCCCACTTCTGGCGGCCCTTGCTGCCTGGCACGTCGCGGAACTCACCGCGGAAGATTCGGCGCTCGATCATGCTGCACTCTCCAATGCTCGGCGGAACCGCAGCTCGTCGAACTCGCCCTCACTCACGAGGCGCACGGCGAGCTTGGCGGCACGGTGGTCGACGGTCGACGGCTTCGACCGCTCCATCTCGGCCAGGTCGTCGGGGGTCAGGAACGCCACCGTGCAGCGGCACTGCACCGTGTTCTTGGCCCGCCCGGCAGGGTCGCCGGGGTAGGCCAAGGCGTCGCCGCCAACATCGAACGCTGCGCCCACGGCGACGATCTGCCCGTCGGCTGAGGCGTGCGCCGAACGCGTGCGGCCGTCACGGGTAGCGATCCACTCCTGAGCGGCCACGACATCGGCGGGCAGCGTGGCTGCGCCGAGGGTGGCCGAGCCGTTGTAGGCCGAGATGACCTCAGTGCGAGCGATGACGACCGAACGCGTCTGCGACGCCTGGGTGAACACCTTGCGGATGCGGGCGGCGAGGTCCTCGATCGTCTCGCCGTTCGCGACACCCGCGACGAGCTCGGCCTGGATGGCGTCGTACGTCGTCTGCGTCACCTGGCCGGCGAGCTGGTTCGCCCGCGCCTCGATGAAGTCCTGCACCCAGGCCGCCTCGATGTCGAACGACACACCGAACGACATCGACAGGCGAGCGAGCCCGGCCTGTGCGGTCTCCTCGTACAGGTCGAGGGCGAGGCCGTTGGCCTCCTCGACCCAGAACTGGCGGGTGAAGATCTGCTCGACGTCGATCGGGTCGGCGGGCTCGCGCACCTCGGCCAGCATCTGCCGGCCACGCTTGCCGGTCAGGCGGTCGATCACGGCCTGCTCCTGGCGGGCGAACATCTTGCGCCACGACCGCTGCCAGCGGGTCTCGAGGCCGGTCACCACGGCGTCGGCGGCGCGCCAGATCTTCGTCCTGCGCACCTCCATCGTCTCGGGGTCGATCGCTCGGTGCTCGGTGGTGGGCGTCGTGCGTGCCAGGCCGCCGCACGTCTCGCACACCTTCTCGCCGTCAAGGTTGCGCTCGGTGCCGGTCGGGGCGTCACACGTGCACGCCTTCGTGCGCTCGTCGGTCGGCTCGGTCGAGCGCTGCTCGAGCGCCGCCATGCGCTGCTCGATCTCGACCAGGGCAGCGCGGGCGGCGGTGGCGTCGGGCTGGCCCGACAGCGCGGCGATCTCCTCGGCCGACATGAACCGATCGCCGTCCTCGACGGGTTCGAGGCCGTAGTCGGCGCGCGCCTCGTTGATCTTCATGAGCTGCGCCTGCACCAGCGACGGAGCACCGACGGCCTGCGTGATCGGCTTGATGCGCCGCTGCAAGGCACGCACCTGGCGCAGGTCGAACCACACGACCTCGTCGCCCAGGCGCGGGGCGAGCTGCATGTTGATGTCGTCCTGCAGGTCGATCAGGTCGGGCAGGATCGTGTTCTCCCACCAGTCGTAGTCCTCGACCTCGGCGTTGTCGTAGGTGCGGCCCGAGGCGTCGAGCTTTGACCACGGGGTGCCGAGCGCCATGGCGATCTCGGTCATCACGTCGCGGCGCTGCTCGACCAGGCGTGCATCCTTGGCCGAGAGGCCGAGCACCTTCACGTCGATCGAGTCGCCCACCGGGCCGTCGCCGTCGTCGGCCACCTCGTTGAGCGCCACCCGGCCGGCGTTGTCGGGCCCGGCGAAGTCGGCCGACCAGTTCTGCAGGAACTTGCGGCGCGCCGCTTCGTTCGGGAACGCGGTCGTCGTGATGACCGCGGCGGGCACGGCGTTGTTGCGCAGGAACCCGAGCGAGTACCGGTCGCACATCGTGACGAGCGAGAGGTCGTAGCGGGCGGCCTGCAGCTCGCTCTCGGCCTGGCGGAAGTTCACGCCCGACGGCTCCCACCCGTAGAACACGTCCTTGGGGGCGAACTTCACCGGGTCGTGGTTCGACCCGTACTCGAACAGGCGGAACCACTCATTGCCTTCCTTCGACGGGTGCACGCGCAGGTGCGCCGCGGCGAGCGGCCAGAACGCCACCGGCACGCCGTTGTCGTCGGTCTCGATCTCCCACGCTCGGCGACCGGTGACGATCTTCTGGGCGAACGTCCACTTGAGCAGCTTGTAGGCACTGAGGCCGGGAGCTGGGCCACCGGGGGCAGGGCCGAGCAGGCGGGTGATCGCTGCGTTCTCGTTGATCGTCGAGGCGTCACCCATGCGCCGACCGGCCACGAGCGGCACTCGGGCACCGGCACGGGCACGCAGCTGCACGCAGCGGTACGCGACGACGTTGGCGGCGTAGCCGAGCCGGAACGCCTGCTCAGCGTTCCACTCGTCGACCTGGGGCATCGTCGGCGACTGGAAGCCGAGCCGCTGGGTGGCGCCGCGCGGGTCACGCACGTCGAGCACCGTGGCACTGCGCCGGTCCCTGACCGGCACTCGCTGGCCGTCGCTGAGGATGATCTCGGTGCCGCTCATCGTGGTGCCATCGTGGCCGTGCGGTGTTGAGTCATGCCGCGGTCACGTCCACGATCGAGCGCCGGCGGCGGTGGCTCGGCTCGATGGCCAGGTCGGTCAGCGCCCACACGAGCGCGTCGAGGCGGTCGGGTGAGCCGTCGCTGTCGGGGGTCCACGTCGTCAGCTGGTCCTCGAGCGCCGACAGGTCGCCGACGTGGTGCACCCTGCCCTGCTCGTACATCGCCGCCACCGGCTCGGCGCGCAGGCGCTTGCCACGGCTGGCGTGCACCTTGCGCACCGGCACCGCCGGGTCGACAGTCCGCAGCACCGACTCGACGAGGTCGCCGCCGTTGTTGACCTCGGCGACGATCCGGTCGGCCGCCACCTCGTCGTACAGGTCGACGGCGGTGCGGGCCCAGCGTTCGGGCGAAGTGCGGCAGGTGCGGTCGGCCAGGACGTACAGGTGACCGTCGAGGCCGACGCCGGCAGCGATGATGCCGGTCGAGTCGCTCTCCTCGCCCGCCGTCACCGCCGGGTCGATCGCCACCACCACGCGCCGCAGCGGCGGCACCTGGGTGGCCCGGTGCGGGTCGATGAGCGCCTGCGTCCACAGTGCGCCCGGCGTGTCGGTGAGCAGCTCGCCGTACAGCTCCTGGCGACCGATGCGGGTGCCCTCGTAGGTGTCGCGCATCTCCTCGAGGAACTCGGGCGAGAGGTTGCGCTCGTTCTCGAACGTGCCGCCCCTGGTGATGACCACGCCGCGGCCCTCTTTGGCGCTCAGGTCCTTGATGAGCTTCACCGGGCGGGGCGTGCCGGTGACCACGGTCAGCGCCCGTCCGAGGCGGTTGGCCAGGCGGAGCTGCGTCCATGCGTCGGGTCGGCGCCACGAGCCCAGCTCGTCGCACCAAGCCCCGCGGAAGTTCCACCCACGGAAGCGCTCGGGCTCGTCGGCTGAACCGACCTTGAGCTTGGCGCCGTTGGGCAGGGTCATCTCGCCGAGCGAGCGGTTCCACATGCGGTCGAGGTTCCAGTCGGGCCGCCGCCGGCGCAGCACGGCGAGCACGCCCGACTCGCCCTCGATGCAGATGTCGCGCCCATCGCCGAACGTCGGGGCGGCCACGGCGTAGCGGCCGGGATCAGTGAGCGCCTGCTCGACGACCCACTCGGCACCGATGCGTGTCTTGCCGAAGCCGCGGCCGGCCATGATGAGCCACGTGCGCCAGTCGCCGTCGGGTGGGTGCTGGCTGGTGCGGGCGCCGGGGAAGTATCGGTCGTCCTGTGCGGCGAGCTCGGCGCGCAGGCCGGCCAGGATGATCGCCGCCTGCTCGTCGGTGGCGTCGATGATCGCCTGGCGCAGCACCTCGGGGTCGAGGTCGAGCAGGCTCATGATGCGCGGCGGGCGGCGAGCTCGTCGACCACGCCGAGCGCCTGCTGCTTGGCGCCCTCGACGGTGAGCGACGACTCGACCCGGCTGGTGGCTTCACCGGTGAGCAGCTGCACCTGGGCCACGAGCACGCCCACGGTCTCGGCGATGCGCTTCTGGTCGGCGGTCGGTGGGCGCTCGTAGCTCACCTCGACGACCTCGGTGCCACTGACGCCGCTGCCGAAGCCGACCACCTTGACGACCTTCTCGACGGCCGGCTGCTCGAGCTGGCCGGCGATCCGCACGGCGTGGTCGAGCAGTGTCTCGGCGAGTGCGGCCTTGCGCTGGGCGACCGTCTGGCGACTGGCCTCGGTGACCTTCACCATCTCCTCGATCGTGGGCGACTGCACGCCGTTGCGGTGCGCCCAGGCGGCCACGGTGCCTGGCGGGATGTTGAGCGTGCGAGAGGCCGCCGTGATGCCCTCAGCGGCCACGATGGCCAGCGCCTCCGCCTTCTGCTCTGCCGTGTAGGTCGTTCGTTGCATAGCTCTTGCATGATCGTTGCAACGTGTTGAGCGCTCGCCGGTCACGTCCGCCGCCCCGGTCGCAGCCAGTCCGCGCCCCAGACCTCGCCGGGATGCAGCCCCAGCCGGGTGGCGTAATGGTCGGCCTGGGTGGCCGAGAGTGGCCGACACAGTACGGCCGGGTCGACCTGCAACCGTCGAGCGACGGCGCGCAGGCTCATCGGCTCCATCGCGTCGATGAGTCGGCCGGGATCGAATCGCTCGGCGCTCATGTGTTAAGCACGCTTAAGGGACGAGTAGGGACAAGAGGGACGAGTATTCCGGTTCCACCTATCGGGCGCGTGCGCGTATGCGGGTAATGTCGAATCGCGTCCCTACGCGTCCCGGTTTTGCCGAACCCCTGCTCAGAGGCCATTCGGGGAGGGACGGGTTTATCCACAGGGGGGACGCGTGGGACGCGTTGTCCGAGCATCAGAACGGTTCCTCGGCGGCGAGTGCCATCTGTTCGCCCGAAGCGCGTCCCTGCCAGTCGCCGTACTGCAAACGCCGAGACAACCCCTCGGCAGCGTCGCCCTCGAGCGCCAAGCCCTCCCACATGCGCTCGCGGTTGCCGCCGCTCGACCGCCCCTGGGTGCACCCGCGGTCGAGCAACTGTGCGGCCATCGCCGGGGCCGACCAGGGCTTCTCGCCCTCCTCGAAGCACCACTTCTCGTAGGCGGCGCGCAGGTCCTTGGTGGCGATGCGTAGCCCCGGCGCCAGCGTGCAGCACGCCTCGAGGAAGCGGCCGACGTGGTCCTGCTCGTTGCGGTAGCCGGCGGTGGCGTCGGCGACCACAGCGGGCGCCCTGAGGCCACCGGAGCGCCACTCGGCACAACCTGCGAGCGCCCAGTTGATGATCCCGGCCGACTCGGCCATCAGCGACGTGACCAGGTTCGGGTCCTTGTCGGCGTCCGCCACGGTGGCCAGGAACGGAATCAGCCGGATGCGGCGCCAGATCGCGTGGTCGGTGCCGCGCACGACCGGCTTGTGGTTCGCGGCCATCCAGAGCTTGTGCGACGGCTCGAACATGAAGTTGTCCTGACGCATCCGCCGGGCGGTGATCGCATCGCCACCGGTGAGCCGCTTCACCAGCGCCTCGTCGAGGCGGCGGCCCTCGTCGATCTCCTGCACGATGACCATGCGCCGGCCGTGAAGGTCGGCCACGCCCGTCGAGTGCCGTTCGTGGCCGACAGCCAGCAGCAGGTCGGCCTCGGCCGAGAAGGCGTAGTCGCCGAGGATGCGCTGTAGCACGGTGAGGAACGTGCTCTTGCCGTTGGACCCCATGCCGTGCAGGAAGAACAGCACCTGTTCGCCGACGTTGCCGGTGAGGGTGTAGCCGACGGCACGGCGCACGAACTCGATCAGCTCGGTGTCGCCCTGCATCGCCCACTCGATGAACGCCTGCCACTGCGGGCAGCCGGCGCCGGGGTCGACGTCGACCGGGGCGAGCTTCGTGCACAGCTGGTGGCGCGAGCTCGTCGACAGGGCGCCAGTGCGCAGGTCGAGCGCGCCCGAGCGGGTGTTCAGTACCCACGGGTCGGCATCGAGGGCGTCGACGAGCACCGGCATGCCCGGCTCGGTGGCCGCCAGATTGACCATGCCAGAGAGCACGGCCGGCGTCTGTGAGCGCATCCACCACCCGAACAGCTTCTTGCGCTCGTCGGAGTCGAGCAGCCCGGCCAGCCGGCCGGGAAAGCTGTCGACGATCGACTTCGCTCGCCGGTGCACTTCGCCCGTGTGGTCCTCGACCCACCGGCACCCGTCCCAGGTCAGCCACGCGCCCCACTGGGGCACGTGGTGCAGATCGTCCCCGTGCTCGGCCACGAGTCGGCGGGCGTTGCCGAGCACCGTGTACGGCTGCTCGGGCTCGCGGTCGGGGTCGAGCGATGAGGCGGCCGACGCCGAGGGCGGAACCCCTGCGTCGGCCGAGCGATGCTGGTAGAGATCAGCACCACCGACTGCCTCGACCTTGGGCATCGCCCGGCGCACGGCGCGAGCGGCCTCCTCGAAATCGCCGCCGAACTCGTTGGCGACGTGGAACCCCCAGAGCGTGTACGTCTTCTCGGCCACGAGCGGGGCGGCGTTCGTCGAGAACACCTTGAGCACGTCGCTCCCCTGCCAGTACAGCGAGGCGCTCGCACCGTCGTCGGGCCGCTTCCCCGGCCGGGTCCACAGCTCGTAGTGCCCACCCTGGGCGTCGGTGTGCTGTGAGTGCAGCGACCACCCACGTCGGCCGAGCTCGGTCGGCCAATCGGTCTGCGCCTCCCACCAGTCGCCGGGCAGCGGGTCGCTCTTGAGGCGCTTGCGCTCGGGTCGACGAGGCTCGGCGTCGACGGTGGTGGTGAGCAGCTGCAGCAGCCACTCGGGCGCAGGGCTCGGGGCGACGCCGTCGAACGGGTCGTGCTCGATCTCCCAGGCGTACGCGACGCCGCTCGTCGGGTGCAGTGTCGGGGCGACCACGATCTGCCCGCCTTCGCCGCGCACGTCGATGCCGAGGCCGAGTCGGCCCGACTGGTTGTTCACGATCACGAACTCGTCGGGCCAGGCGAACAGCAGATGCCGGCCACCGCCACCGGTCAGCGACTCCACCGTGTCCGGCAGTGGCCCGTACTGGGCTTCGAGGGCGCGCAGCGAGTCGTCGCCGCCGTGGTCGGGGTCGATGTCGATGGCGAACACGCCCGACTCGCGGCCGGTGGCGATGCACACACCGTGGTCGGGGTTCTGCGTGTAGTAGCGGCCGATGCGCCCGGCGTCAGTGGTGGCGTTCTCCTGCCACCGAGCGTGTCCGTGTGGATACTTGAAGCCAGGAGGGATCGGGTGCACCCGCCACCCGCGGGCGGCGTAGAACAGAGCGTGGTCGAGCGGGGTCACCCGAGGAACCACCCGCAGCGAGCGCACACCCAGCAGCGCAGGGTCGGCAAGAACTTCCGCTCACGGGAGTGGCAGCGGAAGCAGCTCATGCGGCCACCCCGCGCCCTTCGCCGTAATGGAGCCAGTGGTACGCGATCAGGGCCGCCTCGGCGCGCCCGTCGTCCTTCACCCGCTTGAACCAGTCGGCACGCTCGGGCCACAGCTCGATCGCTCGGCGGCGGCTGGTGCCCTTGTCGTTGGTGAGCCCGAGCTGTCGCTTCCACTTCGCCGGCGACACGTACTGCACGGCGAACCCGTTGCCGGCCACGACCCCCTCGACGACGCCGAGCGCACGGCCGAACGAGAACACGCTCGACACGCCCTGTTTCGGCATGGCGTGCACGTCCTCGATCACGGCCGTGCCGGGCCGGTCGACGAGCGGGTCGACGTAGTTGTGCACCAGCTGGTCGAGCAGCACGGGCGAGATGATCGGGCCGACGACGGGCATGTCGTCGACGCCGATCAGCCGGCCGTTCAGGCTGAGGCCGGCGATCGCCCCGCTCTTGCCGGGGTCCACCCCGAGGATGATGGTCACGTGTTCCTCCGTCGTCTGATCTGATCTCGTTGCTGTTCGCTCGTGCCGCCCCAGATGCCGAGCAGGGTGTCGTCGTCGAGGGCGTACTCGAGGCACGCCCGCACGACGGGGCAGTCGGCGCATCGCAGGCGCGCAGGCTGAGTGGTCGCACCGCGTGCGGGGAACCAGGCGCTCGGCCCGTCCCCTCGGCACGCGGCATCGACGAACCAGTCGGGCCGCTCGATGCGGATGATGCGGCTCACGCAGCAGGCAGCGGGCCGGTCGGCCTGGCGCCGATGGCGACACGCCGCTCTCGGCGCATCGAGCGACGCTCTCGTTCGCTCGTGCCGCCCCAGATGCCGTACTGGATGCCGTTGCGCAGTGCGTAGTCGAGGCACTCCTCTCGCACCGGGCAGCCGCCGCACACGACTCGTGCGCCCGCAGTGGGCTCGCCGCGGCTCGGGAAGAACAGGTCGCTCGCCACCGGACCCGACAGGCCGGCGCACGCCGCCTCGGCGATCCAGGGCTCGCGCTGGAAGTGCAGGTCGATCTGCTCGATGCTCACGCGGCCACCTCCGTGGGGGTGCGCTCGGCGAGCAGCGGGCCGCGGCGGTGCGAGGTGATCGTGTGCTGCGACATCGCCTTCGCGTTGTGCACCTCGGTCGTGAAGTCGCACTCGGTGCAGGCCAGCACCTTGCCCGACTTCGAGGGGACCGCCTTCGCGGTCGGGACCGCGGCGACCACCGGGGCGGGCTTGGCTGCGACCTCGCCGTGCGCACTGCGGTCGTGGCGCCACATGTTCTGCGGCGTGCACTGGAATCCGCACTTCGGGCACGGCACGTACGTCTGCTTCTTCGTCGTCGCCGCCGGCTTCTTCGGTCGAGTCTCGCCCTGCTTGGGGCGGGTTTCGGGCACGGCGGGTCGCGTCTCGACGGGAGCCTCGGCCGGTGCGGGTGTCGGATGGGTGCCGAGGGCGGCGAGCGCAGCCTCGATGCTCTGCGCTTCGAGCAGCAGCTCGTGGCGCTGTCGCTCGTTCTCCACCCGAGCGACGTTCAACTGTTCGACGATGGTCGCCAGGTCGGCCATCTTCATCCCCTTTCGGTTGATCGAGTCCCCACGACCGGAGTCGAACCGGTTGAGCACGCTTGCCGTGCGCCCTGCGTCACCCGACGCCGTGGGGGCCGCTCGTCTTTCCGAGCCGTCATCCCTGAAGGGAGGGATCAGAACGGCTCGTCGTCGCCGAGCTCGTCGTGGCCGCCGCCGACCGTGGCCGGCACTCGGTTCCAGGGCTTGCGGTCGAACAGGTCGTCGGCCGCCTGCTCCCAGCGCTTCTCGTCGCCGTTCGGGCGGCGGATCGTCACCGAGAAGTCCTTGGCCGGGTTCGTGTTGCCGCCCGAGGTGCGGGCCTGGTGGAGGATGTACTTCTCGCGGTCCTCCTCGGTGCGCAGGATGATCCGACCGTCCTCGACGGTGAAGCCCGCCTTCTCGGCGCCGGCCGGGTTCTTCGTCTCGGCCGACCACCCGATGAGGGTGATCGTGTAGACGTCGCCGCTGCACGCCTGCCCGGCCTTGAAGCCCGAGTACGGCGGCAGGCCGCGGCGGGCCTCGATCACCTGGCCCCACTTGAAGCCCGAGACCGAGTAGCGCACCTCGGTGCCCTCCTCGATCACCTCGAAGCCGGAGTCGGCGTTGCCGACCTTGGCGGTGGTGCCGGGCATGGCCACGAAGTACATGACCTCCTCCCAGCGGGGGCTGCCGTCGTCCTTCAAGGCCGGGTTGCCGGTGTCGTAGTTGCGCATCTGGCGCTTGCACTCACGGGGCGCCGAACCGAACGCACCCACGAGGGTGTCGCCCAGGTCGACGAACTTCACGAACGGCGAACCTTCGCCGGCGGTGTCTGCTGCTCTGGCCATGTCGGCCTCACTTTCTTGATCGTGGCCCTCGGGCCTTCGGTGGTCACGCCGCAGTGCGCAGCGTGGGTTTCCCGGCGTCGGTGAACGCCAGGGAGAAGGTGCCGTCGACGAGCCCGGCGAAGCGCTTGGCCTCGTGCACGTCGAGCGACCCGATCAGCTGCCCGGTGGGCACGCTGGGGAACTGTGCGCAGTCGCCGATGACGGCCTCGAGGAACGTGCGCACCGTGGCGTCGAGCGTTTCGTCGACGCCCTCGGCAGCCAGGTGCACGAGCGCACGGATGATCTCGTATCGGCGCTGCGTGCGGTGGCCCTTGGAGTGGAACGAGACGCCGGCGTGCATCGCCTGCTCGGTGAGCGAAGTGATCCACGCGCGACCCTCGGGCTGGAGCGCCAGGTAGTGGCGCTGCAGTACGTCGAAGGTCGGGTCGACGACGTTGTCGCCGTCGTCGGGCTTCGGGCGCGAGCGCACCGCCTCCTGCTCCTGCTGGGGGGTGCGGGACGCTGCCGGAGCCGGGACGGGAGCCGGCTCCGGCAGCGGGACGGCGACCGTGGGGGGCGGTGCCGCTTCCTCGGTGGCGACGGGAGCCACCGAGATCTCGTCGAGCTGCGCCACCGAGAACACGTCGGTGCGCTTCTCCCACTCCTTTGCCATCACGACGCACTCACCGCCGTGCTCGCGGCCGGCGACCAGGTCGACGTACACGAGCTCGCAGGTTGCATCGCCCTCGATGGCGGCGAGCACGTCGAGGTGGGCGATCACCGCATGCTCCTGGCTGATCGACCACGGCCACTCGCCGCGCGTCTCGGCCTCGGTGTCGTACGGCACCGACTGGGCGTACGAGGCGATCTGGATGGCGTACCCGTGCCAGAACATCGTCGCCCCACTGCGCTCGTCGATCTTGCGTCGGCCCGTCTTGATGTCGAGCACGAGCACCGTGTCGGCCGGGACCTCGCGCACCTCACCGGTCGGCAGACTGAACCGCAGCGGCTTGGTGGTGCGGGCGATGCGGTCGAGGGTGCCGGCCAGTCGCCAGGTGTCGTCGACGCACGAGGCTTCGACGGCGAGGATCTCGAGGCCGGTGCGCTCGAGCATCTGCTCCCAGGCGGCCACGATGGCTGCCTGCACGTCCTTGTCGAACCCGAGATCCTCGCCATCGGCTGCACGGGTGAGCCAGTCGCGGCCATCGTCGGAGTCCTCGGTGAGAGCGTGCCCATGAGTGCCCCGGTCGGCGGCAAGGTTCGCCTCGGCCGCCTCCTTGGCCCGCATGATGATCGAGTCGGCGAGCGTCTTGTACTCGTCGCTGTCGACGTCGAGGCCGGTGAGCTGCGCGCACATGGCCACGAGCTCGGGGTCGGCGCCGATGCCGAGCACCACGCGCCGCTCGCCCCACTTCACGAGGTTCGTCGTGTTCTCGATCTGCTTGCCCCGGTTCGACGGCGAGCCGTAGGCGAGACGCTTCGGCTCGCCCTTGCGCGGCCCGCTCTTGACGAGGGCACCGCTCGGGTCAGTGACGTAGGGGACGTCGGCGGCGTTGCGCATGAAGCCACCGCGGCCGCGCTGGATGCCGGTGGGTCCGGCCTCGACTGCTGCCTTGGCCATCACGCCACCGCCTGCATCGTGTCGCACTGCTCGGCGAACGCCGCCTCGGCCTCGAGCTGGTACTGCTCGGCGGCCTTGTCGCACGGGTCGCACAGACCCCACGACGTCTGGGCGTCCCAGTAGCCGCACATCGCGCAGCGCAGGGCTTCGCGGGCGGCGATGATGTCGGCGCGCTCGTCGTCTCGGGCGACCGCGATGTCGATGTCGTCCCAGACGTTCATCGGGCCACCACCATCAGCCGGCGGGCGAGCCCGTGCGGCGGGGTGAGGTCGGTGTGGCGCTGAGCCCACCGGTCGAGCGTGGTGCGGGTGGCGGGCACCGTCACGGCCATGAGCGACTCGGGCCGGCCGATGGTGCCGAAGTGCCAGTGACCGCCGAGGCGGCGGAACCCGAAGCCGGGCGACACCTGGCACCACGTCGTGCCGTCGGTGTCGACGATGGCCTCGGCGTTGCGGATGTCCGCAGCGGTGAGGTGCTGAGCGACGGTGTAGGCGTTCACGCTGCCACCTCGCCCTCGGCGAAGGCCCGCAGCGACGCCACCGGGATGCGGATGACGCCGAGGTGCGGCACTCGGGCGAGCTTGCCCTCGGCCACGAGGCGCTTGATCGTGTCGTAGCTGACGCCGAGCGAGTCGGCCGCTTCGTGGGCGGTGAGTGCGAGCTTCTCCATCAGGCCGCCACCGCCCTGACGATGTCGAGCTGCTCGGCGATGCGGGCGTCGAGCCACCGCTCGGTGCCACTCTTGTCGAGCGGGCAGTTGCGGCCGGCGCCCATCACACCGAGCACGGCGACGCGCGCCATCGTGGCCGAGCCGGTTGAGCGACGCATCGCCCGGTAGACCTTGCGCAGGTTGCGCAGCTGGTAGCCGATGACGGTGTACCCGTCGGTGGCGACGTGAGCGAACTGGTCACGCAGGTGGGCCGGGTAGAGCCGGACGTTGGTGGTCATGCTGCCTCCTTGGCTTCGATCCAACGGACAGGCACGCCCAGCGCATCGGCGAGACGACGGCGCAGCACGGGGTTCCGCTTCAGGCGGCGGTGGCCGTTGCGGATGTTCACCACGTAGTCGGGCGAGATGCCCACTTCGTTGGCGAGCAGCCGCGGGGTGTACCCGGTGAGGTCCATCGCCTTCGAGAAGGCTTCGGGGTCGATTGCTGTCACGAACCGAACAGTAGTGCACGATTGTGCACGACGTCAATAGATCGTGCACAACTCCGCCAAAGATGTACCGCTAGCAGGGGCTTCGCCAAATTACATGCATGCAATTGCACGGACATGCACGACTGTGCATCCCTGTGCCGTGCATAATTCGGGCGGAGGATGACCCCGTGACAGCAGTGACCAGGTGGCAGGAGGTTGGCCGTGCGCTCCGCGCCGCGCGCGGCACCCTCGACATGACCGAGGCGGCGCGGCGATCAGGCAACTCCCGACAGTGGTGGCTCGAGGCCGAGAAGGGTATCCGCCCCGCTCGGCCCGAGAAGCTGGCCAAGGCGGTGATCGCCGTCGGCGGCGACCTACGAGCGATCTTCGAGCTCGTCGACTACGACCCGGCGCCGTTCCTGGCCGAGGCCGAGCCGGTCCCACAGACGTGGCAGGGCAGCCAGGCCGAGGCGAGCGTCACGCAGCTCGTCGTCGCGATGGCCGAGGAGATCGGCCACCTGCGCAGCGAGGTACAACGACTTGCCGATGCGGTCGAGCAGCTCGCTGCGCCGCCAGCGCCTCGAGGCGGTCGGCCAGCCGGCCCACGGAAGTCCGCAGCTCCCGCATCTCGCTGAGCACCGCCGCCAGCGCCTCGATGTCCTGCTGAGTGTCTCGTCCGATCGCCATGCACGAGAACCTACGCGCGGGGTGTGACAACGAGTGACGGTCATGGGACCGATTCTGAACCGGGTTTCGGAGTCGTCCTACCCGCCCATCAGCTGACCGAATGTGGCCGCGGCGCCCTCGTCGGCGCCGGGCAGCAGGTGGCCATAGATGTCCTGTGTCGTCGAGACCCTCGTGTGCCCGAGCCGGTCGGCCACCGTGCGCATGCTGACGCCTGCCTCGATGAGCATGGTGGCGTGCGCGTGGCGCAGGTCGTGCAGCCGTGCACCCGGACAGCCGACGGCCGTCGAGAGGCGCTGCAGCCGCTTCGTGGCCAGCTCCGGTCGCCACGGCACCCGTGAGGCCGGATCGTCGCTCACGACGTAGCAGTCGCCCTCGAGCTCGGCGCCCACCGCGATGGCTCGTTCAGCTGCAAGCGCGCGCCATGCGAGCAGCGCCGCCGAGGTGTTCGCATCGAGTACGACCGTACGCGCACGCTGCCCGCGAGTCTTGGCCGTCACGACGCGCAGCTTCGCGAGCCCGTCGACGAACGTGACGTCGGCCCAGCGCAGGCGCAGCACTTCGATGCGCCTGCCACCGGTGCCGAGCGCGAGCCGCAGCCAGATCGGGAACGCACCCGGCTTGGTGTCGGCCTGGTCGAGCATCGCACGCAGGTGGTCGACGGTGGGGATGACGTAGGTGCGCCGCTCGATGGCCGGCGGCCGCACGCCGCGGCACGGGTTGCGGTCGACGACGCCCCACTCGATGCCGTACCGGAACGCCGACGAGAGTGCGGTGCGCACCTTGTGGATCGTCTGCGCGCCGACACCGTCGGCCTCGAGGCGGCGGTACAGCTCGGCGATCATCGGCGACGAGATCTCGTCGAGCCGCCAGGCGCGCACCCCTGCCGGGAGGTGGCGCAGCGCGTAGTCGTACCGGGCCTTCGTGTCGGCCCCGAGCTGCGCCTGCGCTGCGTGCATGTCGAGCAGCGCGCCGAGCGTCATCGAGGAGGACACATCGGCCGCAGCGATGCATTCGGCGAGCCGCTTCGTGGCCGCCTTGCGGGTGCCGTGGAACGTCTCCTGGCGCTGCGTGCGCTTCCCGGTGAACGGGTCGATGCCCGTGTGCCACCGGAGCCGATAGGTGCCGGGCCGCACCTCGGCGAGGCTGCCCGAGCCGTACTCTCGTCGTGCTGTCACGTCGCGAGATTATGCACAATTGAGGGCGACACGTGATCTTGCGGAATGCGGATTCCGCATTACCCCAGGTCAGAGAGTGGGCGCAGAGGGACTCGAACCCCCGACCATTGCCTTGTAAGAGCGCTGGCCCCGTTCGCACGCTGGGGTTTCGTGTCGGTCGTGGGGGCACCTGGGGTGGTGTTTCGCGTTGTCCCTGGTCGAAATTGAGGGCGTGATGTGCGCGCTACGGTGGCGGCCATGAGCAACGGGATGAGCAAGTTGGAGCAGGCGCGGAACCGGGCGGCGTTCTCGGCTGGCGTGTGGTTGCTGGTCGGGTGCCTGGCGCTCGGCGCGTTCGCTGGGCTCGCGCTGGAGGCGGTGCACGACGAGAGCGGGTTCGCGGAGGTGACGACCTGGTTCGCGATCACTGACCTCGATGGCGTGTTCAACTGGGGCGTGTTCCTGGCGTTCGCGCTGGTAGGGATCCTGTGCTTTGCGATCGGCGTCGTCGGCCAGGCGATCACCGACGCGATCCGAGCTGCACAACCGGCATCGAACGAGTCCTGACGCGGTCGTGGCCGCCTGACGGGGGCGGCCACGGCGTCGGCCCCGACGGCGGGTGCGGGGCCTGCGACGGTGATCGTCGCGCCGGGTGTCGGCGGGCGGGTAGGGACGTTGGTCCCTGGGACGCGAAAGAGACCCCTGGCCGGCACCCCGGAGGATGGGGGCGCGGCCAGGGGTCGAACTGGTGGCGGGGCGAGGGTCAGGTCGGTGGTACGAGACTCGCCGGGGAGATGGAATCGCTCTGCTTGCTGGCTCCCATCGAGAAGCAGAACGAGACAAGCGCAGCCACGCCTGCACCGAGGAGTGCTTGGCTCCATGTGGCGGCGAGGTCGGTCAGTGCGGTGGCGGTGAGGGTGCCACCGAGTGCAGCAAAGAACGCCCGGGCTGCGCGCTCGAGCGCGTCGTAGATGAATCGCTTGGTGAACATGGGGTGCCTTTCAGGATGGGGGCGCGGGGTCGAATGGTGGCACGGACGGGGTGCTCGGGTGGTGGTCGCGCTAGATGTTGGGCAAAGCTGCCAGCAACTTGTACGCGATGCGCTGACCGAGATATCGCGCTCCGGCGGTGGACGGGTGGACGCCATCGGACTGGATGTAGTTCGTCTGGTTCCCGGTCGCCGGTGAACTTACGTTGCCTGTCCCCGTGAAGATGCCCGACGACATCATCTCCAACTGAATGTCGGCGGTCGAAGCCGTTGCGGAAAAGATCGCATCTTCAATCGGTCCCCAGGTGGACGTGTCGCGCGAACCATCCGTGGGCGACCCTGAGCCGTTGGGGCCAACAACAACGAGAATCGCAGTCGGCAACCCAGCTCGAAGTGCGGTGAAGAGGCTGCCAGCGGCCGTGCCGATAGCCGCCGCACCGGAGGCAAAGTCGTTGCGCCCGCCATACACAACGACCACTTCCGGAGCAAACGCAATGATGTCGTCGGCGGCGCGCGCGTTGAAGTCAACGTACGAACCGTCTGCGATGTAGCCGGTGCCGCCAAGTCCACTGTTCCACACGTCGTCCCACCCGAGCGTGTCAGCGAACGACGTGACCCAAGAGCCAATGGACGAGTAGCCGGTGGGCGGTGCGCTTGCAGACTGCACGTAGGAGTCGCCGACAACGATGCAACGCGGGCCGCGAGGAGGTACCGCCCAGCAGGTGTCGTACTGACCAATCGTGAGCGACCGAATGTCCGCCGCCGTGTTCTCCATGCGGATTACGCGAGTAGCCGCCGCGCTGAACGTCAGTTTGAAGTATCGGATCGCCCCACCGCCAGGGCCAGCCACCTCCGACTCCGCAACGTAACGCCATTCGTTCTGGCCTGCTTCACGATAACTGAACCGGTAGTAGTGCCCAGGGGCTGAGTCCAGTTGAAACTCAATGTCGGTGCCGTCAAACCCGACCAGCGTCGAGAAGTATTTACGGCCAGGGAATGTGCGGGGGTAGACGTGGCTTGCGCTGTAGCGCGGACCGTCTGTCAAGAAGTTGCCGCCAGCGCACAGTGTCATGTACTTGGACGTTGGGGTGGCGGTGAAGCTGCGACCCGACGTGATCGTGGACGACGCGTTGACTGCGACGGTTGGCGGGGACGACGCAATGACCCGCTGAAATGGCGCGCCAGGCATGAGAAGTGCTGACTTGCGAAATGCGAACTTCGTGGCCTGCTCCGCCAGCACTTCCTCGACGTCATCACCGACGAAGTTCCCGGCCACGTCGGACACCGCCACGGTCGACGCGAGCACCGTCACCGTCGTCGCTCCCGGCGACACCGCCGAGGTCCCCGCTGCGGCGCACAGCTTCAACGTGAACGGCCGCCCCGCCTGCCGCTCGAGGTCCTTCGAGTCGGCGGTGCGCCGGCAGTACAGGTAGCCGACATAGTCGGTCCCGTTCGGCGGCACCGCAGCGACCAGGCCGGACCAGTCGGTCGTCGACCAGGCGACCGTCACGACCGTCGCCGTCGCCGTGATCCCCGTCGTCTTCAGCAGCACCGTCGTCGTCGGCGCGTTCGCACGACACAGCCGCACCGAGAACGTCCACCCGGTCGAGAAGTCCTCACCGAGTTCCGACAGGTCGAACGTGGCGACCGGCAGCTCCTGGTCGTTGTAGTAGGTGAAGTCAGCGCGTGCAGGCATCAGGTTCCTCCGATGGGGACAGCAGGGGCAGCGGTCGAGGTGACCGCCGCAGACGACGACGCAGCGACCAGGGTGCGAGGCGCACGCGACCCGACCGCGACCGGCCCGGTCGACGACACCGGCCGCGACGTGCGCGCAGCGACCGTGTAGCGCGGGTCGGCGTAGCTGGGGACCGGGACGTACGTCACCCCCGCCACCGCCGTGAGCGTCATTTCCGCCGCCTGTGCGGTCGTCGTGACCGCACCCACGGACGACACACCGGCCAACGGGGTCAGCGTCATCGACGCCACCTGGGCGACGGTGACGACCGCACCGAACGACGACACACCGGGCACACCGGTGACGACCATCGACCCGACCTGCGCCGTGGTCGACTGCGTCGAACCCGTCTGCGACGACACACCGGGCACGCCGGTCAACGTGATCGTGGCCACCTGGGCGACCGTGGTCACCGCACCGACGCTCGACGAGCCCGCCACCCCGGACAGGGTGAGCACCGCAGGCTGCGCCGTCGTGGTCACCGACCCGAACGACGACACACCCGGCACGCCCGTCACGGTGAGCGTGGCGACCTGCGCCGCCTTCGTGACCGCACCCGTCGACGACACACCCGGAACGGCCGTGAGCGTCAGTGTGGCGACCTGTGCCGCCTTCGTCACCGCACCGACCGACGACACGCCGGGCACGGCGGTCAACGTGAGGGCCGCAGGCTGCGCCGTGGTGGTCTGTGTGGTGCCCGACAGCGACGACGTGCCAGCGACGCCCGAGAGCGTCATGTCGGCCACCTGAGCGACCGTCGTCACCGACCCGAACGACGACACACCCGCGACACCGGCCAGCGTCATCGACGCCGGCTGCGCGGTGGTGGTCTGCGTCGACGGGCCCGCTGACGGATCGGTGAAGAAGTAGTCGAGCAGCAACGCCGCGCCGAGCGTCGCGTTCGGTGACGCGACGTGCGACGTCTCCGAGGTCGGCTGCGCCACCCGCAACGGGTGACGCGCGCTGATCTGCCGCGAGAACCTGCCATTCCCCGGCCAGCGACCTCGCACTGCCATCGGTCAGCCCTGCGCGATGTGCATCGACGCCGAAATCGGGCCGGTCGACGTGCCGTTGGCCTCGAACGCGAGACCGATGCACGCGCTGTCGTACACCTGGGGCAGACCCAGGTCGTAGGCGTCGTACAGGAACGGGGTGTTCGCAGCGATCGGCACCTCGAACAGGCGGCGCACGATCATCAGACGGAACGTGCCCGACGTCCACGTTGCCGAGTTGTTCATCGACTGCACCGACTGCACCCCGGCATCACCGGCCGCGAGGGCGTACTTCTCGATCGTGCCCACCGGCGGGGCCGAGATCTTCGTGGCCAGCAACGACGCCGACCGCGACGGAGTACCGGCCGAGTTGGTGTAGGTGATCGTCGACGTACCCGACGCCGCACCACCCACCGCCAACGTCTCCATCCACAGCTCGGTGCCGACACCGTTCGCGTCCGGGCGGGTCAACGCCGCCGGTGACGTGGTCGACTGGGCGCCAGTGGTCGTGACCGACCAGCCCGAACCACCCGACCCCCACACCCACAGGATGTCGTACCCGACGAGCAGCCCCGCAGCGGCACCGATGCCCGCGATGCGACCCACATAGGACGACGCACCACCGGTCGGGTTCGTGAACACCACTGCGCCGGTCGACGCCGACGTCGGCACCGCACCCGCGGCCGCCTGCCCGAGCGTGGTCGACCCGACACCCGGCTGACCGGCCGCGGACCACAACGACAGCAGACGACCCGCGACCGACGTCACGTTCGCCTTCACCAGCGGCGGCCGCTGCCCCGTGTTGAACCCTGCGAGCAGCCCGTCCTGGGTCGAGATCGCCATGTCAGCTGATCCTGTAGAGGCCGGCGGACGGGTCGTAGATGTAGTCGCCGCCGTTGGTGGTGACACCGGTGGCGAACCAGTCGACCGACAGCAGCAGCCGGGTCGTGTCGTTGGTGTCGGTCGTCTTGTCGTAGAAGAACGCACCGAGGATCGTGTTGTTCGTCGCACCACCCGCAGCGGTCCACGTGAGCGCCGCAGCGACCGCCTGGGCGCGGTTGTTCGTGTCGTCCTCCGCCCAGTTGGTGCGCGACAGGTTCTTCCGGGCGTAGTTCGTGAAGTCGCACTCGGTGCACCCGGCGACGACGAGCAGGTCGTTCACCGTGTTCAGGTCATCGACCTCGGCCTGCGTGTCCGCAGCCGCGCCCTGCACCTTCACCAGGCCGACGCCGATGATCGTCGCCGCGCCGTCGTCCCAC